GACCTATGAAAAGCTTAGGAGCAGATTTAAAAGCAAAAAAGATTAATTATAACAATTCACCTATACTGAAATGGAATTTATCAAATGTAGTAGTAGATATAGATAAAAACGATAATATACAGCCAACAAAAGGTAGTAATCAGAGAAAAAGAATTGATGGATTTGCCGGACTACTTAATGCTTATGTGGTATTGGAGAGACACTATGAGGATTATATAAACTTGATATAAGGGGGTGAGTAATTGGGTCTAATAAGCAAAATAAAAAATACTTTCAATAATGCTACAACAGTTGCGAGGATTAAAATGATTACTGATAGGGGTAATGGCTTTTATGCATGGGATGGAAAACTTTATAAAAGCGATATTGTTAGAGCGTGTATAAGACCAAGAGTAAAAGCTATAGGCAAATTGGTGCCTAAACATATTAGAGACGGTCCTAATGGTATTCAGATTAACCCAGAGCCTTATATAAGATTTTTGTTAGAGGAACCAAATCCTTATATGTCGGGACAAATGCTTCAAGAAAAAGTTGCAAACCAATTAGCTTTAAACAACAATGCTTTTATATTAATCATTCGTGATGAGAATGGTTATCCCACAGAGCTATATCCAATACCGTGTTTAACCGCAGAAGCTATATATGACGGTTCAGGGAATCTGTACTTAAAATTCTATTACAGAAATGGTAAAACAGGAACGTTCCCTTATTCTAACATAATTCACTTAAGAGATGATTATAACAACAATGATATATTTGGAGATCCTCCAGGCGAAGCTTTAACAAACTTAATGGAAGTTGTAGGGACTATAGATCAAGGCATGATAAGAGCTATAAAAAATAGCGGTGTAATTAGATGGCTGTTGCAATTTAACCAATCATTAAGACCAGAAGATATTGAAAAGAATGTGAAAAAATTTGCAGATACTTATTTAAGTATAGAATCAGATACTTTTGGTGTTGCCGGCGTAGATGCAAAAGCAGAAGCTAAACAGATAGAGCCTAAGGATTTTGTACCGAATGCAGCACAAACAGATAGAACAACAGAAAGAATTTATTCATTCTTCAATACTAATAAGAAGATAGTCCAATCTAGTTACAATGAGGACGAGTGGATAAGTTACTATGAAGCAAGGATTGAGCCTGATGCCTTACAAATGGCCAATGAATATACGAGGAAACTATTTACACGAAGAGAAAGAGGATTTGGCAATAAAATTATATTTGAAAGTTCAAGTTTAACATTTGCAAGTATGAAAACAAAGTTAGGATTATCAAAATTCGTAGAACTAGGTATATTTAGTGCTAATGAAGTTAGAGAAATTATGAATTATTCACCAAGAGAAGGTGGAGATGAATACGTAAGACGTCTTGACACTAGACCAACAGATGAGTAGGAGGTGAGTAAGTGGCTAAAAAAATAAAAATAAAAGGAGTTATTATCCCTAACGATTATAAGTGGGTATATGATTGGTTCGAAATGGATTCCACTTGTCCCAATGACGTATCAAAAGTGTTAGACACTTTGAATGGAGAAGAAATAGAAATTGAAATTAACAGTGGTGGAGGCGATGTTTATTCAGGTAGTGAAATTTACACAGCTTTAAAAGGGTATAAAGGTAAAAAAATAGTAAAAATAGTAGGAATAGCTGCTAGTGCTGCTAGTATTATAGCAATGGCAGGTGATAAAGTCTCAATATCTCCTACAGCACAAATAATGATTCATAATGTAAGATCTAATGGAAGTGGAGATTATAAGGATTTTGAACATAGAGCAGATGTATTAAAAAATTATAATAAGTCTATTGCTAATGCTTACAGGTTAAAAACGGGGTTGTCAGAAAAAGAATTACTAGATTTAATGAATAAAGAATCATGGTTTAATGCACAACAAGCACTAGAATATAAATTTGTTGACGAGATAATGTTTGATGATCAAATGCAATTAGTTGCAAGTAGTGGTTTTGCCCCGATGATACCATTGGAAGTGATAAATAAAATAAGGAATACTATCAAAAATCCGAACATTGACATGAACAATGATTCGGATATTTTATTGCAAAAAAGTAAAGCACAATTAAACTTATTAAAATTAAAAGGAGAGATGAATAATGAGTAAAAAGGCATATCTTGAAAAAAGACAAGGTTTAATCAATGAAGCAGAAAATCTAATTAATGATGGCAAAATAGAAGAAGCTAATGCAAAAATGGAAGAAGTAAAACAATTAGACAATCAATGGGAAGAAATTGCAAAAGCACAAGCTAATCTGAATGCTTTAAATGAACCTAAAGGAATTAACATTACTAATTTAGCAGGTATGAGAGGAGTTGATGGAGTAGTAGTAGATACTTTAGATAATAATATTATCACAAACAATGAAGATTTGTATAATTCAATAGAGTATAGAAAAGCATTTATGAATCATGTTATAAAGGGAAGCCCTATTCCTGAAAAGTTCATGAATGCAGACCAAAATACAAAAACTACAGATGTAGGTTCAGTTATTCCTACAACAGTTTTAGAAAAGATAGTTGAAAAGTTAGAATCAACAGGAATGATTTTACCTTTAGTTACTAGAACGTCCTATAAAGGTGGACTAGCAATTCCGACATCCTCTGTAAAACCAGTTGCTACTTGGGTGGCAGAAGGGCAAGGAAGTGAGAAACAAAAGAAACCTACAGGACAAATAGTATTTAGTTATTATAAATTAAGATGTGCAGTTTCTGTATCATTTGAAACTAGTGTTGTAACACTTGGAGTGTTTGAAACAACATTAATCAATAACATAGCAGAAGCTATGACAAAAGCTTTAGAACAATCAATTATATCTGGAACAGGTGAAGGACAACCTACAGGTATTTTAACTGAAACAGCTCCAGAAGGACAAAATATTGAGATTGCAGCAGATGCTGATGTTGACTATGAAACATTAATTGAAGCAGAATCAGCATTGCCTTTAGCTTATGAATCTGAAGCAGTATGGTGCATGACTAAGAAAACATTTATGAAATTTATAGGAATGACCGACCAAAACGGACAACCTATTGCTAGAGTTAATTATGGAGTTTCAGGCAGACCTGAAAGAACTTTATTAGGAAGAACTGTAGTATTGAATGATTATATGACTAGCCTTGGAGCTCCTATAGAAGAAGATGCAGTAGTAGCTTTCTTGTTTAACTTCAAAGATTATGTACTCAACACTAACTACAACATCACAATTAAGAGATACGAAGATAACGAAACTGACGATCAAGTAACCAAGGCCTTAATGTTAGTGGACGGTAAAGTGGTAGATAAGAATAGTTTAGTTACTATAACTAAAAAAGTGGGGGAATAATGCAGGCATTTAGCATGTCTGCCCCTTCTATAGATTTGGAAAGTATGACAAAGAAAGAATTATTAGCTTTAGCTAATGATTTGGGCATAGAAGGGCTAAATGACCGAATGCTTAAGGCAGACATTATTGAAAGGATTAAAGAGGGATTATAGCATCCCTCTTCTCCTTATATCGAGGTGATATTATGCTGCAAGATATAAAAGATGCTTTAAGAGTAAGCGGTGATGATTTAGATACTGAAATATTAGACTTAATCGACGCAGCTAAAGCAGATTTAATATTAAGTGGAGTTCATAAAGATAAAGTCAAAGATAATGATCCTTTGATTAAAAGAGCTATAACAGTTTATTGTAAAGCTCACTTTGGATATGATGATCCTAAGCTATCAGAGAGATTTCAAGAATCATATACAAGCCTTAAACATCATTTAACGCTATCTACTGAATATACAGTAGGTGATGAATGATGAGAGATTATAGACACAGAATAGACTTCTTACACCGAGTTAAAGGCAGAGATGAATATGGAGAGCCTATTGACACTTGGCAACCTTTCAAAGAAGGAATATGGGCTAGTATGGAACCTTTACTTGGTAATGAGTTCTTTGCTGCTTATACTACTGATAGCAAGGTAGAAGTAAAATTCAATATGAGATATGTACCTGGTATTACAAACGACATGAGAATTAAGCATGGCAATGATATATACGAGATATTATCTGCAGTAAATGTCAAAGGATTGAATAGGGAATTGCTATGTTATTGTAGGCTGGTGAAATAATATGGCTAAGGTAAAATTCAAAGTTGAAGGTATGAAAGAACTCGAAAAATCTTTAAAGAAACTAGGCAAAGTACCACAGAAACACGTTACATCAAGCTCACGAAAAGCTATGAATATAGTTTTAAAACAATCCAGGGCAACTGCACCTTATGAAACTGGGGCTCTATCAAGAGGAATGAAGTTAAAAGGAGAAAAGTCTAAAGTTAAAGCTAAAAAAGTATATCAAGTAGTATTTGACGATAAGTACAATCATATATTTCAGAAACCTGTTAAAAACCCTGGAGAATCAGGACATAAAGGAGCTAGGAAAGTAGCTTATTACCCATACTCACAAGAGTATGGGTTCTTTGCTAGAGATGGTAAATATATTCCTGGTTACAGATTTATTCATAGTGCT